AAGTCGAACGTCTGGCCGTGGTTCGAGTGCTTGCCTTTGCTGTTCTTTTGCTCGCTAGACAATTCAGGCGCCGGCGTGTCGACCTGTCCCGTCAATTTGAATTTGAGCATCTTGTAAGTCATAGAATCCGCCGCAGCCTTGCCCATCATCTGCCAGCCCTGAATCGACTTGCCGAGCCAGTCGACCATGTTCGCGATTGCAACCGAAACCGTTCCGACCGCGCTTGCGATTGCAACAATGGAGTTGACGAATTCGGGGTCTTTCATAAGCCTCGAAAGGCTTTCAAACACGGCAGAAAACTTTTGTGTCAGCGCTGTCGACTTGTTCATCTTGTCGGCGAATTCGAGCAAGTTGTTTTGGAACACGGTGTAGGAGTCCGCAACCGTGACCTCCATCCCGCTGAACTCTTTTGCGATCACGCCTGACTGAGATTCGATTGCCGCGATCACGCGCTGCGAAGTCAATTCGCCTTGTTCGCCTAGTTTCTTCAATGAGCCTATTGGTACGTTCAAGCCTGCGGCAAGAGCCGTTGCTGCGCGACCGCCCGCTTCGAGAATTGCGTTTAGTTCAGCGCCCTGCAGTCGACCAGATGCCAGCGCTTGACTGAGTTGCAGAACTACGGATTGAGCCTCCATCGTCGAAGCGCCGCTGATCTTCAGAGCCTGCGAGAATGTTTCTGTGAACCCGATCAGCCGCTCTTGCGATAGGCCAAGTTCATCAGCGCTGCGACCGATGCGCGAATAAAGGACTCCGACGCCTTCGAAGTCGACGCGCGTTCGATTCGCTAACTTCAGGAGCGTTGCTTGTGCGGCCGACGCCTTGTCGAGCGATCCCGTGACCAGCGTTATGCGCGAGCGCATATTCGTCATGGTGTCAGCGAGCCGTGAAAACTCCCCGACCAATCGCCCGACGCCGACGCCAATCAATGCGGCCTTGAGTTGCCCCATTGAGCGCTCAAGGCTCGTAAACCCGCGCGATGCGTTTTGCGCTGACGTTCCGGCCTTTGTTGCGGAAGCGCCAACCTTGTCGAGGCCGGTCGTCGTAGCGGTTAACCCGTCGAGCTTGATTGAAATTCCAACGTCGGACATAGCCGTTACCTTCGAGAGCGAGAGCGGTGTTTAGCACGCTCGCGTTGCTCGGCGCGATTATCTTCTTCTAGTAGGTTCATGAAGGCGTTGATTTCGTAGACCGACAAACGCAACACATCTTGAAAGGTCCAGCCGTATGCCTTGGCTAGAACGTGTGTTGCTTTAATAAGTTTGGGTCATCGATATCTCGCACGCCGTTTGTGTTCAGCCAGCGTGCGACGTGTGCCAGAACGTCAAAAGGAAGCGCCGCCACGTCCTCTTCGCGCACTGTCTGGTCGACGATGTTGGCGAAGTAATGGACGAACTGAACGATCTTTTTGACCGAGTCGAGCGCCGTCGTCCCGCCGCCCATGAGCTTGATACCGGTGCGATCTTCTAGCGCAACCATGTCACCAGACGAAAACGGCGTCGCCTTCTGGAAGTCAATTTTCTTGTCGGCGATAACGATTCGACACGGCTGTTTCTTTAACTCGGCTTTCGACATTGTGCTTTTTCCTAAGTCTAAACTTCAGTACCCGATTGTGTTGTTTTTCAGCGTAACAGCGATTGCAGAAAGCGAGCCAACAGGGACGCGCGCCTTTGCTTCAAAGCCGACTGTGATGCGGTTGCGTCCTGACATGCCGAGCGGATAGGTCGTATAGACACAGCGCGGTAGGTCGAGCAAGACCGAGAACGAACCGGCCTTCGCGAAGTTAATCTTAAACGCGCGCTCGGTCTGGTTCACAAAGTCGTTGTAAGCGCCAATGTCCGTGAACGACATTTGACCCGATAGCTTTGTGCCGACTGGGTTTGTTCGCTGAATGCGCGCGACGGTGTTCGAGTTGTTGAGCGCGGCAATCGTTTCAAGGTTGTTGTTAACTTCGAGCGTGAACGACTCGAGCAAGTCAGTCGCGGTTCCGGCGATGCTGATTGAGCACGAATCCCATGTGAACGGTTGCCCTGGCGTGGTCGGGAATAGAACCGAGGCGACCGCCACGCGCGCCTTATTCAGCATTGACTTGCCGAACCAGTTCACGGTCGCGCGCAAGTCTTGGTTAGGCTGACAAGCCAGCGTGATCTGTGAGGCAACGCAGCCCGCATATTGCTGCGCCGAAGTCACGTCGCGAAACACTTCGAGCGTGTAGGACTGCAAAGGATTGAGTGACGAAATATCCGAGCCGCGAACCTGAAAGACGTGGGTCCAGTAGGTTGCCGTGACCGATGTCGAAGCCGTCGCGCCAAGCGCTGCGTTCAACAAGATGCCAAGCGTTTCAGGATTCGCCGGAATAACCGTTTCGCCTTCGATGCGAACCAATCCCGTCGTGTCGTCCGGTTCCGCAATGCCGTTAAAGATGTTTCTAGTCTCGAAACGGTCGAGTGCTAAGGTCAATCCTTCGCTCATCATTTCGGCAAACGAACCGGCCGACACGGCGGTTCCCCATGTGGTCTCTTTGCCGATCCCGAGATAACCTTGCATCCCATAAGACATAGTCGAAAGCTCCTAATTGACTCGCGCTGTCACATCGACCAGCAAATTGATTTCGCAACCGCCCCAAAACGCCCCGGCATTTCTCGAATCCTGAATGGACATAAACGACCCGGATTCGGTCCACGACGTTTCGCACGTGCCGCCAAGCGTCCGATCTAACATAAGCGCGCGCTCGACGTCACCGACTAAATCGTTGCGAAGTTGAACGCTTGCGGGACGGCTCAAAGAGTAGCGCCAACAAACAATGCTGTGCCGCACGACAAATCGCGTGGCCTTGCCGTTGCTCATTCGCTGCATGTCGGCAGGCGCAGATCGATCGGTTCGATAGATTCCGACCCAGGATTCATCTGGCACAAATTCGTGCTCGATCTCGACGCGGTTAACCCGCGAGACGTTCGTCGCGATCAACGACTTAATCGCGAGCGCGATGTCGGTGTACGGGACGCGAAGTCCGAGCGATTGAGCGCCAAGGCTGAATGCAAGCGTTACGTCTTGCCCAGTTAGGACGAACGAACCGACGCTTGCCGTGATTTTGCGAGCCGCAGCAAGACCAACGTTTTGACCAGTTAACGCGAACGAGCCGGTTAACGCTGTGATCAGGTAGCCTTTGCCGAGACCAACGGCGCGGCCCGTCAGCGTATAAGCCCCAGCGGCGGCGGTTAGGCGCGACCCCTTGCCAAGTCCGACCGCAACGCCCGTCAGGCTGTACGAGCCTGCGGCGGCAGCGAGCACGCCAGTTCGTCGAAGCCCAACTGCAACGCCGGTCAAGGTATACGAGCCAGACGCCGCAGTTAACGTGACGTTTTTGGAAAGTGCGACGGCTTGGCCCGATAGTGTGAATGCGCCTGCCGCAGCGGTGATCTTGCGCGTTGCTCGCAGCCCCGCAGCAACGCCGGTCAAAACGAATGCGCCTGTCGACGCGGTTAAAAGCCTGGAAGCCTTGAGCGAAACCGCGACGCCGGTCAGCGTGTAACTACCTGCAGCCGCAGTCAGAACCCTAGTCGCGCGAAGGCCGACGGCTTGGCCTGTCAAGACAAACGAACCTGCGGCGGCCGTGATCTTGCGCGCAACGGTTAACCCGACAGATTGGCCCGTGAGGGCGAACGTGCCGGCCGCCGCTGTGATCGTTTTCGAGCCTTCGCCGGAATAAGTAAGACCGACAGATTGACCCGTCAGAACGAACGCGCCCGCTGCTGCGTCGAGGCGAGAGCCTTTCTTGAGTGATACTGCGACGCCGCTTAACGTGTACGAGCCAGCCGCCGCCGAAATTGCAAAGCCCTTTTTGAGCGATACGGCGACGCCTGTCAGGCTGTAACTGCCTGCCGCCGCGCTGATCGTGTAACCCTTCGACAAGCCAACCGCGACGCCTGACAAGGTGAATGCGCCGGCCGCCGCTGGCATGGTTCTGGTTGCGCGAAGTCCGGCTGCGACGCCGGTTAGGGTGAAAGCGCCTGCAGCGGCCGTGATCGAAAAGCCTTTCTTGAGGCTAGCCGCAACACCCGTCAGCGTGTAACTGCCCGCAGCGGCTGTGAGTTTGTAACCCTTCGCAAGCGTGACCGACACGCCGGACAGTGTGAACGCTCCAGCCGCGGCTGTGATCTTGCGAGTTGTTTTTAGAGTGACCGCGACGCCTGACAGCGAATAGGAACCGGCGGCGGCAGCGAGTGAGAAGCCCTTTTTAAGCCCTACGTCTTTTCCGCTTAGCGTGAATGCGCCGGTGCCAGCGGTGACGACGTGACCAAACTTAACATTGACCGCAACGCCTGTGAGCGTGAACGATCCTGCATCGGCTGTCAGTGTGTAAGAGACCGCGCCGCCTGCTGCGAGCGCCGCCGCTGGTACTATTGGTGTGTACCAAAGCGACACGGCGAAACTCCTTTAGACGATGCGGCGGATTGAGAACTCGATGGTTCTATCGCTGCCCGACGTTCGCTGCAACGTCACGTCCCAACCGTGCTTCAAGTGCACCGTTGGAAACACCCAATTCGCTGGCGTTTGAACGCCGCTAAATGCGTGCTCGATCACCTTGCGTTGCGTGCTTGCGCTGCGGACCTTCTCGTACATTCGCAGCATGTAATTGTCACCGCTCGTCAGCGCGTTAAGGTCGAGCCAGACGGTATAAGCAGCCTCGCTTGTCATTGCCCCGAGAGACGTGCCCGCTGACGTAAAGCTGTACTCCGTGCCCCACGTTGCGTTTGATCCTGAATAAACTTCGCTTAGCGCCATATCAGTAGAACCATGTGATAAGAATCATGCCTTGAAGGCCAGCAACAGAGCCAGAGACCTGTCCGCCGCCGCCGCTCCCGTTGGTGTAACTTGTTTGAGTTTCGATCTGATTGCAAATACCCGCATGACCACCAACGCCGTAGGTCGGCCCTTCTGCTTCGTAGTCCGAACCTATCTCGCCGTCGTTGTTAGTTGATCCTCCTGAGGCGGTCCCGCCAGAGCCGCCGGTGCCAGAGCCGCCCTTCACGCCGCCGAAACCCTTCAACTGCGTAATCGCCGAGCCGTTCATCGTTCCGTCGACTGTCGTGTTGCCGCCGTTTGTCGAAGCCGCTCCCGCTCCAATTGCGACGGTTAGGTTTGTGTCCCATTCCGCTTCTAAGATTGTGTAAGTTTTCTCCGCACAACCGCCACCGCCGCCGCCCGCTCGCAAGCCCGCGCCGCCAGCACCGATAGCAGAAATAAACGCCCCAAGCGCACCGCTAGGAATCGTGATCGTCGTTCCTGACGTGTAGATTTGAGGCGACGATGCGGCTGGTCCGATTGGCATAGTTCTAACTCCTAAATTCTGTATCCGTAAAAGCCGATCTTCGTCGCAAGAGGCCCGTTTGATCCTGCTGACAACGTGCAGAATATACTAACGAAGTCGCCTTCGGTGAAAATCGAATGGCTTGAGTGTAGAGCCTTCGAAACAACAGTGACGTTAGTTGTGAAGTTGAGACCTGAAGTTGCCGCAACGCCTGCAACGTTTGTGAAAATGCTCGTATTGGTGACCGACGAAACGCCACGCATGATACTGTATTCGGTCCCTGTCGCTGTTGCGGGAATATGCGCGGTGCCAACGATGGACTCCATTTTCATCGTGAATGGACAGCGAAAGGCGTTCTTGGCACTTACAAGAGAAGCCGTCGCTCGACCGAGCGTTTGCGACGTGTCGTCAGGTGCGGACGTTGTCGGAAAGATGAAGCAAATCAGACCGCGAGAATCAAAGACCTTGAATCTTTTAGGAGCTAGATCGCTGATGTCGTAACCTGCGAATGTGTCTCGCGTTCCGTGCGGGGAAATTGACTCGGCAGCCAGCGGCGTCAAGTTTCTCATTCCGTGAAGGGATGGTGAGTACAGCATCAGGCGCGAAACATCTTGTTGTGGGTTGATTCGCCAAGCCCGCCCGTCCCAATCGAGAAGTTGAACACGTCAAGAAGAACGGCCTTACTGACGATTGAAACTCCAGCGCTTGGGAATGTCTCCGAGCCTATCGCTTGACCACTCGTGATTGGAAATGCCCCGCTTTTAGAGCCAGAGTTTGTGACCAGCGAAAGACCTTCTGTAACGTTGAAAATATCGCACTGCATTGAGCCTGCGGTGATAGGCGCGACCATAGAAACGCGCGCGCTGTAAGCAAGAAGAGGATATGGGGCAGTGTCGCTTGCTCGGCGCGTAATGCTTGAAGCTGCAGGCGGCGCTGAAAGGAACCCTGAAATCGTTGACCAAACAATTTCGAGCGGTCGCAACTCAACAATCGGCATGGCTATGGAATGGTTGACCGAATCAGAATCAAGCACGATCAAATCGTTGGCCGCGTCGACAACGCCGACGCTGGTTGCCATGTGTATTTGATGCGCAAAGTTGTCCCAAATCGCCATTTGCTAGACCCTGTATCCAACAATATTGACTCGCGGTTGTCTCGCGATGTTCGCCCCGACTGCTGTCAGGTGGAAGTTAATAATGTTGTTCACGTTGATCAAAGCCTTCGACGAGTGCGGAGCCATTACAGCCATCACGCTCGATCCGGAAATCTGCAAAATGATTCCGGCCGTCGTCGTGTTGTCTAGAATTGAAGTCGTAGAATTCAAAACGTCAATCGCGCAACCAGAGCCTGCGGTCGCGACGACGAGTTGAACCTCTGTGACCATGAAATCGTAAGGCCACCTGATCGCCTGCTTGAGTGGCCCGACCGTGTTGAGTGCCCCGGTCAAGCTTGGCGACATAGGCGCCGAAAAGTATTCAAGCGCTCGCATTTCTTTAAGCGCTATCTGTGAGGCGAGACCTAGCGAGGCGTCCCAAAAAGGAACCATGTCCGCCGCAGCGTCAAAGATCGTTGCTAGTGGTAGTTGTGCAATCTGCCGCGCCGAGGCGTCCCAAAGCGGCATGGGACATTACTCCGCCGACGGAGGGACGCCCGTCTTGCCGCCGAGTGCGTTTGCCAAGCGACCGCGTTCCATATCCAAATCGAACAGGTTGGCAGCGTCGCGAATCGCTTTCATTTTGACGGCGACTTTCTTCTGCTCAACCGCAATCGCAGCGGCCTGCTGATGCAGCAAGGTCATTGCCGCGTTGAGCGGTTCAAGCTCTGCGTCGACTTTTGCTTTGATCGCGCCGAGTTCGTGGAATCGGTCGCGCATTTGGTCGTCGAGTGACTTCATTTTTTCGCGCTCCCTTTAAGCGATTGTCAGAATGCCGTTTGTTGGGTCGGCGTCCCATGTAAACGTTTCGCCTGATGCGAGCGAAATTGAAGACCCGTAATCCCAATATGCAATCAAAGGATCGGTTGCGGCCGATCCTGGTGTTGAGTCGTAGAGTACCGCGTATCGGAATGGGCCAATTGATGATGCCGAGGCTGTGAAAACAACGTCAGCCAAAACCAACTTATAGGTGCCTGAGGTTTGCGCCGAGCTTGATGTCGTCGCCGCCGTGCCGCCTGCGGTGTAACCGTTGCCTGCAGAGATTTCTGTTAAGTCGTTTCGGAAGTCGTCAGTTGCAGCGGTCGGCGCTGTGTTCGTCAGCATAACTTTGAGTGAGTCAGAACCGAGGTTGTAAACCTTCTCGGCGAGCATCTCGACGAACGTGTTAAACTTGACGAATGTTGCCATCGAGAAAACTCCTTTAAGCCGTTGTCACTATCTCGCACATTAGAACCGTTTCCGCACCTGCAAAAAAACGACCTAGATTTTGTGGATCGTCGGCCTTGTTGAATTTACCGCCTTCGAGCCACGACGTGCGAACCGCTCCGCCGAATGTTCGATCTGTCATTAGCGCAAGTTCGACGTCTGCCACAAGTAAATCCCGCGCCGCCATTGCGGCTTCGGTCGTCATTGCAAAGCGCCAAGCCCACAAATCGAAGCGAACATAGAGGCGCGACGTGCGGCCAATCGCGAGCGGCTGGTCGCCTGCCGGTGTCGTTTCGCCAGCGCAATAGACACCGATCCATGACTCGCGCGGTTCGAATTCCTTCTCGATTGAGATCAATGGCGCTGGCGTTCGGTCGGAGAGAAGCGAGTTAACTTGCGTCGCAATTGCCTCGCTGATTGCCTGATACGACGTTGTCATTTTCGCGCAGCCTGCGTGGCTTTGTTAACCGCTGCCGTCAGTGTCGAGACTGCCAACTCATGCGCGAGCGGCTTCGACGGGGTCATTTGCCGTTTCGGTATTCCAGGGTGGTGAATCTCTTTCGCGAAGCGCATCCCGCCTGCTGTCATGAAAGCGAGGCGCTTGGCGGTCTTAGGTCTAATCGTGAAAGGACCGGAACCAAACTCATGGTAAGGCGCATATTTCACGTTCGACGTAACCGAAACGGTGTCGCCGACGACTTTGGGGTTGCCCCTCGCAGTCGTCCATGACGCGCGCAATAAGCCCTTGTCCTGCAGCGGCTTGCTTGAAGCCTTGCGCCGCCCCGCAATCGTGTTCGGCGACAACGGTCTCCACTTTGTCTCTAAGCCTTCAGCCTCGAAGTTTTTGGCGACCCAGCCTATGAGGCGAAGGCCGATTGCGTGCATGATAGGTGCCTGCGCCAAGCCGCCGCGAATGGCTCTCAGCCTTTGAAAGAGCACGCGCGCGTCGACGATCACAACCACTAGCGTTCGTCCAGCAGCGCCTGAATCTTGTCAGGGTCAGGCTTGTGATACGGGTCAGGCAACTCCGAGAATGTCGGTATGTATTTCGGTGTGGAAAACCCTGAAACGTAGTTGCCGCTTTCTGCAATCAACGTGGCCGAGCTTGTCAAAATGGGAAGGTCGCCCGACGCAATGCTTTTCAGCATGTCGAGCGCTTCTTTGTAGCGATCCGGCCAAGGCGATTCCTCAAGAGTATTCGCCAGGATTGCCTGCTTCACCAGTACGCCATAGCAGGTTAAGTCGATGCAGATCGACTCAAGCATGGGAGGTGTCGGCGTGATTGGCACGGCGTAACGCTGCGCCGAATAAGCCCAAACCAACGCCTCAGCCTGTGCAAGGTGCAGCGCAATTTGAGCCGAAGTAATGGCACTCGCCGACGCGATCAAAGGTTGCGCCGTGTAGATCATTCCAACGCTTGTGATCGTGATCGGGAGTGCCATCGGTTGTCACCAGTAAGAGCCGTTTAACTTCTCGATCTTACTCTTAATCTGTTTGTCTATGAAAGCGCGAAGCGTTTCCTCGCTCTCGAATCGTTGTGCGTGCTGCCCAGGATCACCGATCCCGTCACGATTTAACCTAACAATAACCGTCGCGTCGAAACCTAAACCTAGAACCCGAAGAGCGTCGGTCTTGAATTGCTCGGTCGAAATACCGGCCAGAGGAATCTCTGCGGCGTCGTAATCTTTGCAAAGTTGCAGCGCGCGCCTCGCATACTCTTGCGCCGCCTCGTTGACCTTGCCTTGTGTGCGCGCGAGCATTTCATTCATTAGAAGTATGTGGTCTCTCGCGTCGAGGTAAACGCCTAGCGCTCGCTGCGGGTAGTCGATTCGGTCCTTTTCGACCATAGGCCGGTTACGCATGAAGCGAGCCGCACGAACCTGATTCGTCTCATAGCCCATGTGCCAGATCGCAGGCATTCCGCCTAGAATGCACACGTTGCCCGGACCTTTGTTAAAGTCGAGTTCTGGGTGTTCATGAATGCGCCCGATGAAGCGGCAACCGCTGGCGCGCCTGAACAAACGCACTGGCGTGTCCGGCTCAATCTTGTCGTCGAGCGCGGCGTGAACCTGCCGGATTCCATACCCGTTCGACGCGTTCTTTCTGAGATATTTGCGAAGCTGTTCAGGCTCGCAAAGCCGCTCGTCAGTATCGATCCAAAGGACCCATTCGCCGGCCGATTCTTTTAGAACCGCGTTTCGCGCCTCGTCGAACCCAAACCCAAGCGGGTTAGGTGCCGGGACAACCTTGCAACCGTAGTCGCGACACGCCTGCAGCGCGGCTTTGTTCATGCCTGTGTCGCCGACCACGATTTCGTCGGCAATGTGACTGACTGAATCGAGCGTCCAGCGCATTGTTAACTCAGCGCGCGGCCCTGCGATAATGTTGACCGATAGTGATTGCGTTGGTCTTTGCACGCGCAACTTGCGGAACATGTCGCGCTGCTTTGTGAGTTGCCCGTCAGCACGCCACGACACAACAAAGAAGCCCAACTGGTCATTCAGCAACGCGTGATTCGCGCTTTGAACCGCGCCGCATTTGAAGTCTTTCTTGTGCCCGAACATTTCAAAGAGGTCTGTCTGCTCAAGCTCTCGAATATGCGTGCGACCGATTGGACCCCAGTTCGGACCGCCGTATTCCCAAGGTCCGAAGGGGACCGTGATCAACACAAGTCCGTCTGGCCGCACTGAGCGTTCGACGCGCTCTATGAAGGCGTTCGGGTCGACGACGTGCTCTAGAACTTCACTGCAGATTGCACAGTCGACCCCAGGGGCGCCGTCACGCTTTGCAGCGACTTCGGCCAAGCGCCACTCGCTGTAGAATTCGGCTTTCGGTTCCTTTCCGGTCTCTGCCTTGACTTGGTCCCTGATCTCTCGCGCCCAGGAGATCGCGCCTGGGTCAACGTCGTAACCAAGCACTGGAATGTCGAGGTTCATCGAGAAGAACATGCTCGACCATCCGTGACCGCAACCAGCGTCGAAGATGCTTTTGACATTCTCGGCGCGCAAGATTTCGAGCATGAGTTGAAAGCGCGGCTCTCGGTTGTTCGCCATGTAGTCGGCTGTAAACAAATGCTTACGCGTCTCAAGGTCGGCTTTGATGCCTTTGCCCATCGTCGCGTAGTGCTCGGCCAGCGCTTCGTGTGACTTTGCGAATGCGTATTTCTCGGCGATCTCAGCCTTGATCGTGTTCGCGATATTGTTGTCTTCGTGCTCCAGAGCGAGCGCTGCGCCTTCAATTTCCGAGCGCTTGAAAAACCAAGCCCCAAGAGATGTGTTGTCGCTATTGTTGCGCGCAATTTCCTCGTGAAACATATTCTCCCACTCGGCCGCAATAAGGTTCCAATCGTATTTTTTGACGTTGTCGAGTTGGCGTTGCTGCACCGATTTCCACAGTTGCGGCGACTCAATCAAGGCGAGCGCTTTGTCGGCCATATCGTCGACCGTGGCGAGCGTTAGGTCGTCCTTAGGCAACGTCTCGGCAAGCGCGCCGACGCCTGTGTGCAGGAACGGCAGGCCGCAAGCTTGGGCTTCAATCGCGGCGATGCAACTGATCTCGGCAAACTCGACGGCGCGCGGCCCTGGTGTCGGGTAGAGGTAGACCGCAGCTCGTTGGAATAGTTCGTAGAGTTGCACCTTGGTCAATGAGCCTAGGCGATGCACAGGAAGGTTCGCGGCGAGCCTGTCGAGTTCTGCGTAGAACGGACCAAGCTCCGCAATCGAATTCTCGTAAGTGCAAATTGCCAACTTGGCGGCGGCGTTCTTTGCCAAGATCGCAGGAAACACGGTCTTCAAAACGTGCTCAAGACCGCGCTCAGGTCGTGCCGCGTACACGTAGAGGTTCGGATCGCGCTGGCTCAGGTCTTTGATCGCAGGTTGCAAGTCGAAGTCGAAGCCGTTGCGTGACTGGTAAAGCTCGCCGTCTTCGTACCCGACCACCGACTTGTATTGCTCGACGTGAAATTGACTGAGAAGAATGGTCTTGTCTGTCTGCCACTTCGCAGCGCGCATGATGTCAGCGTTGCGACGATGCGCGAGGTCGTGACACCAAAGGACGTTAAGCTTTGTCGCGATGCGGTTAACTAGCGCCTCTGGCGCGCGTTGCGTGATGTGAACGTCAGACGCCGCGGCGGCAACGTAAGATTGCCATTGGCTAATCGGGAGGTATTGAACGCTGTCGCGCTCCATTTCCTTCTCTGCGGTCGTAAACACCTTGACGCGGTGTCCGAGCTTCGCAAGCGCGCGCCCCATGTAATAGCCTGCTGACTCTGAGCCGCCGAGGCTTTTAGTCTTGAGTGTGTCGCCGTCAAACGGCAAGCCTGGGACGAGAAAATGAATCGAGAGGGGAAGGTGCGTCTTTGCCATTGGGGCGATTTCTCCTGAATTGAATCGGGAGAATCAAATCGCACGGCGAATCAACTTTTGCAATCGACTCAGGTTATTTGCACAAGCTCGAATGCGCCTTGAGCGGCGAGAACGGATGAAACGAAAAGACGGACCTGATCGAAGCCGATAACGTTTGGACCGATTGCAACCGCGACCGATCCTGCAGTCACGATCTGAAAAACGCCAGAGCCGTCAGACTTGTAAATCGGCATATAGCTTGCGCTTGAAGGTGTTGCGCCAGCCGAGGCGAGCGCTGCGTGAATCTGCACCGCCATTGTTGAGCCGGGGTTTACGTCCAGCACAGGAATCACGAGGCCGATCTTGCTTGCGTTCGCGACAGAGAACGGGGCGGAAACTCGTTGCCCTGCTGAAATCGTCGGGAATGTAACTGTGCGGGTCACAGGCTTAAGCCTTGGTTTGCGCGATAGTCCAGTGGATAACTGTGTCCCACGGATAGGCGACGCCTGTTAACGTTCCGAAGCGAGCGCCGACGCCGTCGTTGATTGACGTGACGACGATTCCACCCTGATTCGAGGCGATAGCGCCGAACGATCCGGCTTGGTACGTGGCGTTAATCATAACGCCTGAAGTGATCAGTGACGACGACGCCATGACAGCGGCTTGGCCAGAGCCGAGAGTCGCAAAGCCAGAGGCAAGACCTAGCTTGCGAACGTCTGGAAAGCGTTGTGTCTCTTTCGACTTAAGGCCGGTAGGAGGTTGCACCATTTAAGTCGATCCCTATGCCGCGACGTTTGGTTTGACTGCTTCTTGCGTTTCCAACATGACCGCAACTTTCGTGAAGTCCTCGATCTTCATCTTGGCCGACTTCGCTAACTGTTCCCAAACTTGCTTTGGGTAGTCGCGCAATTGGCCTTTGACGAACCGACCGACGTTCTTCGTAAAAATGCGTTCCATGTTGTTTCCTAAAAGTTAGGCGACGCCGGTTAGAGCGTCGCTGTGACTGCGTAAATCAAGTCGCGCGCGACGACCTTCTCGGCTTGGAAATGGCCGGTTTCGATTACTTCGGAATGGATCGATCCAGCGCCTTGAAGCATCGTGCGTTCGACGCCGAAGGTGCCTGGGTAGATTCCATTGTTGTTCCACTGGAAGCGAACCGCGCCAGCGCTTGGAGCGTTGAACGATCCGGCGCTTGGTGGGTTGTAAAGCAGAACCGCCGAGTTGCCCCAGATGTTAACTAAAGACTTTGCTTGGCCTTGGTTGGCGTTGTTCTTCAAGCCACCGGCTTCGAGAATGTTTTCAACGCGAAAGGCGTTCGCGATCTGAGTGTCGGCAACCGTGCCGCCTGACGTGTATTTGTACATATCCAGCAAGACAGGGTGACGGCGCAACAGGGTCATGGTGTCGGCGTCCACGACGAGCGTGTTAGCCTTCAATCCAGTGGCACGGCGAATGAACGCATGCCCCGAATCGATGTCACCGATTGGGTCTGAACCTGCGAGGTCCGACCACTTATTCGAGCCGGTCAGGGCAACGCCAGAACCGATGTTTGTGATCGATGTCAGCAAGTTCGCGATACGAACCTCTTGGCCTCGACGCAACTTTCCGACGATCAAATCGACTGCCTGCTGACCACGAACGGCTGGGTCCATGTTGGCGATTTCTTCTTGGCCCCAAGCGTGCTGCAACGCGTAGTTGTCGCAGAAATAACCGTCGCTCGAAACGCTGTAAATCACGCGCTTGGCTTCGGTCTGTGGCGCACGCTTTGCGGCCTGTCCGTCTTCAATGAAAAACGAGCCCGGCTCCAAAACGAAATAGCGGTTCGATTGATTCGTCACGCCGATTGCGGGACAGATTTTCTCGCCGACAAAGTTCATTCCGTCCGCGCCAGAGTCGAAAGCCATGACGGCGTAATTCGACAATGCCGCGTCGATATGGCCTGACTGTCCGTTCAATTGAGGCATTGAAGCCGCTCCCTACAAAGAAAAGTTAAACTCTTAAACCTGACAAATCGTCGGCCCGCGCAACAGCATACGAATCAAATCGCCGTCTGCGGCAGCGGCTTCGAGTGCGTACCCGATGATGCAAAGACCTGAGGTCGCCGCAATGGCTCGCCCTGATGCGTTGTGTGAGATCGGCACGCCTGCTGAAATCGCAGCGCCAGCCATGACAATCGTTTCGCCGTCGACAGCCACGCGACAAGCGCGCCCTGCAGCCGAAGGCGTGTCTTGCAAAACGCCGAGCGCTCGCATGACCGAATTCTGTGAGGCAACGTTGACGGCGTTGTTCGACACAACCCGCACGACCTGAAACTGGTTTACGGAAATGTCGCCAGCGGCTTCAAGACCGATTGCAACCTGTGATGCGAAAGCCGTCATTTTGAAAACTCCGTTTGCGGCGCTGCCGAATTAACTAATTGATTGAACCGTTCGCCTGCTGGCGATACCGCGCTGCGAGGTCGTTGTCGGCCGCGAGTACAGCCTGCATCGCTTCGCCGTATTTCGCGTTCGGCAACTTGTGGTCGGCCATATACTTCTTTGTCTTGTCGGCAAGCTCGACCGATGGATCGCCGCTTGTGCCTGTGAATGCGCGCGCTGCAGGTGTTGAGCCTGTAACCCGGCCGCCCGTGACTGTTGAGAGAACCTTGTTAACGTGCGCCACGATCTCGTCGACGACTTCGACGAGTGGGCGCTCGGTCTCTTTGCCTTCAGCGAAGAACTTGACCTTCGTCGCGGTTGACTTTGCAGCGGTGTAAACGTGGCGGAAATGCTCGCGAAGCGCTGGAACATTGAGCACGTCGAGCTTGGCCGTGATTTCGGCCGACTGTTGATTCGCTGTCAGCGTTGCGAGTGTGGCAACAAGCGATTGAGCCTGCGTTGCCTGTGCTTCAAGGGCGGCCTTGAGTGCAGCAACTTCGGTCGCGCTCTCTGTTAACTTTGCCGTGAGAGCCGCAACGTCTGCGTTCGTTTCGACTTGCTTGACTGGTTCGGGCATTGTTTTTGTGACCTTCACACTTGCTGCAACGATCTTTTCGAATTGATCGGCTCCGGGTGCGAAGATCGCCTCACGCAATGGAGCAAGGCCGCTGACGGCCGGTGTTTCTGCACCAAGAAGTGCAATCGCCTTTAACGCACGCTTAAAGAGTTTGCCGTCGCGTTTCAAGTTGAAATAAATTTCGATGCTGACTTGGTCGTAAGCGTGTTGGACGAACACCCAGTCGAAAACGTATGACGGGATGTCTTTGAAGTCCGCCTTGAGCACGTCGCCGATTCTGTAAATGCGCTCGACCCAACCATAGGCTTGACCGCCGCTGACTTCGTCGTGACCCATCTTCAGCGGCACAGCGTAACCTTGCGCGCCGAAGGCGTTGATCATTTCGTCAAGGTCTTCGCTGGTGTATTTGTCGCCGTTCCACTCACCGACGCGAAAGATTTCAACGCCGCGCACTGAGCGCAAGTCCGGGTTATATGGCGACAGGCCGTCGAATTTCAGAATCTCTTGACCCACTGTAAACCTCGTTCGGCTTGACGACGTAACCCGCAGGAACGTCAGCCCCTGGCAATATGACCGCTCCCGCTCCTATCACAGCGCCCGTGCCGATTTCTATAGGTTTAACTTCACGCCCGTCTTCGTCAGCGATTGCTGAAATGATTTTTGCCCCAGGCCCGATCTTGGCGTTCGCGCAAATCCTGATCGGCGCGTATGCCAGAACGACGACACCGTAGGACAATCTGCAACCGTGACCGATGTGAATCGGTGCCTCGGCCATCAGCACAGAAAAGTCATGAATCGAAACGGCTGTTGCTATCTCGATCTTGTCGAGTTTGCCGCGCACGCGCACGATGTCTGAAATGTAGACGTTGTCACCGACCGAACATTTACCCCAAAGCGGGTGCGATTTAATGTCGAAGCGTTGCGTCGGGAGACCCATTAGAACCCGCTCCCGCTCAACTCTTTAGCGGTGTTAACTTGGCTGTCTGTGATCTTGTCCGCCTCGTCGATTGTCTCGCCAATCACAACGGGGACCATGATCGATCGACAGTTGAAATGGCGAGGCGGTCTTAGAGCGCTTGCCCGCTTGTCGTCGGCGAGAAATACTTTGCCGTCCATGTGCTGACAAACTTCCGTGGTTCGCGTGTCGAGGATCGCACTGTACTGCCAGCCCTCGAGGTATTCCTCAGCCTGAGCGCCCTGCACCATGCGCCCCTGGTTGTAAACGTCGATTAGGTTCGTTCGCACAATCGTTTCAAGGCGCGCAGGCTCGAGCAAAACACCCTTATCGTCGAGCGATGTCTCGACGTATGGCCGGAAGATTTCGCGCAAACGATCCATGATCTCATCGAGCGTTTCGCCGTTCGATACGCCTTGCAACAACGCTTGTCGCACGTCAGCTAGAATCTTCTGGTCTGTGACGCCTGAAACCCAAAACGACTTAGCGCGAAGGTAAGCCAGAGCATCGTCGAGGTTCGCGTCTGGCAGTGAAGCCTCGGCAAACTTCGCTCCTGGCAACTCGCTAATAAGTGATTCGCGCCCGCGCTGCATCCCGTCTTTGAGCATCGCCGAGACGTTCGCGAGCAAGCCGTCGGTCATTGGCAACTTGGAATAGCTTGTCGCAAACTCTAACGTCGGTGCCCAGTTCACGCGTATGTCGGCCATCACACCGGCCTTGATTGTCTCCAGCGACGACTTCATGCGCTCAAGGTGAGCGGCGTTCATTTCGTCGAGGTCGCGCTCTATTTTAGAGAATGAAACCTTGGTCTCGTACTTCGTCAACTGACGCTTGACGCCTTCGATTTCGGAGAGCTTGGCGACGTTGTCTTTCTTCTCTGGCTCTGGCGGTTCGTCCTTTGGCTTGTTCGGGTCAAGTTGCGGCGGCGGCGCTGGCTTGTAAGGATTGTCAGGCCCTGCATCGTCGAGCGACTTGTGCGCCGTTTCCATCTCGGGAAACTTCATCTGTTTGCGGATGTGTTCTTCGTCGGTCGGCGTTGTCTGAACGACGTTTTGCCCCGTCAGCGTCCCCCAAAGCGTTATGAGGTCGGCGCGCACGTCGTCGCTCAAAGCACGAAACTTAAACTTGGGATAGGCTGTCACGCCTGCAAAGTTGAGGTCGACCAGCGGCTTAATGATTTGTTCTTGAATGACACAGTCAGCCAGTTGGTTCCGCGCGTGCTCGACGACCAGCATGAACACATCGAAGTGCGTTTGCGCTCTCGCAAATGAACCAGCAGCGGCGTCGGGTGTCACGCCGAGCAAGCCGGGCATGAGAAGTCCTCGCGCGATGTCTTCGTTGAACATCTTGAAGGCGGGTATGAAAACGGTCGACACTTGGCCCGCAATTTCCGGTGTGTAAAACTCGACTGCGTCTTTGCTTTCGCCGCGCGGGAACATACCCCATCCGCCGTTCTGCCACTGACGAACCGCGTCATAGAGTTGGTGTTGAACGTCGCTAGGAATAGCCTCTTGATCGAAGTGTACGAACACAGGCGGAATACCGAAGCGCTCGAGCATGGTCGCGAGCCAGTTGTAAGCCTGCGACTTCATGTTCCATGCGCGGTGCGCGCCTTCCAAATCCGAGCGCCCGTATGGATTCCCGAAGTCCCCATCCCATGTGAAAATGACGAACTTGCCGAGCGGCAAATTTTGAATCGCGGCGTTGTTGTTCGCGAGTTGGTCAATGCAAAGCAACTCGCCTTGTGGCGATACCTTGAAAACGATCTCGTGCGGGTTAACCGTCTGCAAGCACTTCAAGCCGAGCTTGCCGTCGGAGCGCTTCACATAGACCTTCTCGGTCACGCTGAAACCGTAGTCCATCGCTGTAAGCATTTGCAGCATTATGTTTTTGAAGCTGTCCTCAACGGCTTCAAGACAGTCCTCTACAAACTCGGTTACTTCCCAATCTGGCGCTTCTGTTTCCGGGCTTTCAACGTCGTAACCGCTGGCGACAACAAACTGTTTTTTGAGGCTCATGGAAGCCTTGACCATGTCGTCGCGCCGCATTTCGTCGAAGATGCGCGGCGAGCGAACTTGAACCAGCAACGACGGGTTACGAATGAACGCCTCGGTCGTGGCAACGCGCGGGTTTGCAATCAGGTTTGCGTTAAATAGTTGTTGAGGCTTGGCGGCCTGCCCCTTCTGGTCGACGCCACGAAACGCGGCAACCGCACCAAGTAATCGCTCGCGAAACGTCATAAAGTTGGCTCCCTGATAAACGTCGACCCGCCGCCGAACGCGATTAACGCGTCCGAACTAACGACGCTCTTACCAAATAATTCAGTCCCGGCCCAAACTAAAGCGTCGAGCCTATTCGGCGACGACTGCCCGTGATAGCCGTCCGCACTCATGTTGCACAACTCTTCTTCCAGGCCGTCGAAGCGGCCGCAGTGGTGAACGCGCCCCGTGTAACCTCCCGACTTGCCGCCGTCTGATTCCTCGTAAAGCGCGGCGATAGGTTCGGCTCTGATGTGCTTTCCTCTCGACGCGGTCACAAGCTTGATGCGCGCTTGAGGATCGGCGGTCTTGATTGTGTGCCGCACCATTTCGCCGCCGTAATTTTTCTCGGCAACGATCACGTCTGCGTCCCATTTGTCGGCAGCGCTTGCAACGATCTTCGCCCACACGCTCGGGTGAGCGTTGATCGTTAAGTCCTCAAGAACGAAGGCGCGGCCCTTTGTTCCTGGCTGTTTGCCCATGACGATTATGCCGACCGCGTTCGAGCGATCTTCTTCAGCGCCAGACGTGCCAGACGGGTCAACGCCGATTGCAATTCGGGTTATTCCTAGAGCCTTGGTATCGGCCGGCGACACCGGATCTAGCCGTCCACGCTCTATTGTTTCCGTCGACCAAAGCGCGCCTTCGATCTCGGCAATGAACTCGCCTTCAAAGAATCGCTTTCGCGATCTGTCGGAACCGGATGCCAACTCGTCGAGGTATGATTCTGAGAGGTTTGCGGCGTTGTCGACGGGGTTAACCCGGAGCCATTTGTAGTTGTCTGGGTTGCGAAGCGGCCGAAGGTTCATCGGGTTTTTGTGCTCGACGAATTGCCGATATGACCAATGCCGATTCCCGGTCGGATTCAGGTCGTAATAGGCACGCTGCACAAAGTCGTCGCCCTTTGCCTGCTGTGCGAGGCGCGTCAAGGCTGTCTCGATTGAGCTAAAAGGAATCTGCGAGCACTCGTTGAAATACATGGTCGCGAATTCGGTCCCGAGAATCTTGTCGACGCGCTCTTTGTCGTCGAGTCCGCCCATCCAGATTTCAGAGCCGTTTTCCTCGACGATCCAGCGCCCTAGCGACTTGTCTTCTTTGACCTTCATCTCGGGAAAACATGTCCGCAGCACCTTCGGCATGGTGTCGAGTCCGATTGACTGTCGAACCGCGTTTCCGCGTTGCCGCAAAATAACGTGGCGCGTCTCTTTGAACTTCCACGCCCGTGTGACTATGGCGCGGCAAAGTAAGAACGTTTTCCCGCTTCGAGAGCCGCCGACCAGCATCGTGTGACGTTGTTGCCCGCCGAGAAGCGATAGCGCCTCACGCTGCTTCGGTGTCAGCTCAAACCTTATCGTCGCCGGGGAGGAGATAGACTGTTCGCGTGCCGCCTTCAATTTTGCCTGAGTGGTCATGTGCGACGCGGTCTTGCCATTTTCCTAAAGCCTTACAAATGAAGATCGCCGCCGTAGTGTCTGGCGGTCTTTCTGCGCGAACAAGGTTGTTGTTTTGATCATACACGGCAGGCCGCCCTCTAGCACTCAGCAACAAATTTTGAGCCGCCTCGCTAACAACTTTCCACTTACCCAGTTTCAACTCTGAGGCGAAATGCTTTGCGAGCGTGTCGCGTTTGATAGGCTTGCCCGAGTTGGGGTTGATTATAAATTCGCAAATGTCGTCCTGCGGCGCGCCATAGGCGTATAGAGCCTCGACCTTGCTGCGTTGCTCGTCGGTCGGCACAAATGGCAGCCTTGGATTTTTAAGTAATTTGCGGCCCTTTTCGGCCATCGAAACTTAACCTTTTCTGTTGATAATTCTGCCGCCTGATTTACAGTCTGAGCCGTGTTTAACACAAAAAACGGGAGCGAATAAATGACCTTCGACGAATCACTCGAACGCGCGCAGGCATGTTTCAAAATGCCAAGCGCTTTGCATGGCGTCACGCCGGTGCGATATGTGTTCGAGGAACGCAGTGCAAAGGACGACGGCTGGCAAGTCGTGTGCATGTGCAACACGTACAACGAGGCTTTGACTGAGCGCGCGATACGCGTTGCCAGCCGAGCCTATGCGATCCTAACGGGCAAAATCAGAAAGCCGATTTATGAGTCGAACGGCGCGACGCAAATGCTTAGACGAATGATCTCGGTTTACGGCCCTCCTGAGGCTGTCAAATTAGAGACCGATGCTTGGGACAACGAAGTGGCAAAGGCCGCGTCTTACTTCATCGCGTTCCTTCACGTCGGCCACGCGACGCGAATCAGGAAGGATTGCCGGTCATACCGCGAGGCTTTGACGGTTGCGGCCCATCTGAAAAAAACAAACAATTGTATGCGCGAGCCGATTGTCTACGCCGTCGACGGCAAAGGGCGTCAAACGATTGTGACTGACTCAATGGCCGAGCAACTGGCGCTCGCATAGGCGCAAAAAAAGGGCGGTCACTCGACCGCCCAGTTGCCCTTGGTAGAGACCTGAAACCTAATTAAACGCGAAACTCACTGAAGCGATTGCCGAGTGATTCTCGCCGCTGTCATGAATATCCCCAACGCCAAGATCGGGTCCATTGAAATATCGATATCCGACTCCGACGATCACGTTGTCTGCGACCGCCGTGTTGACACCCGCGCCAAGCTGCCAAGCGACGCCGCCGTTGCTCAACTCATATCCGGGAACGTTGTCGAGCGCGGCCGTGCGTTGCGCGTAACCGACGCCCGCGAGCGCGTAGGGATGCAAACCGCCAACCTTAACCGGAATGTCGTAGACCGCATTCGCCATCGCTGACCACGTCGAATCTGTAATCGGCAACTCGCAAAAAACGAGCTTGTTTGAGCGATACGCCAACTCTCCTTCGAGCCTAAGACCTGGAACGCTGTCAATCGTTGAGCCGACTGCGGCGCCGATCACATATCCTGTCTCTGTCGATACGTCCTCGATGTCGACGCCGCTCCAATTGCCGCCGCCAAGTGTCGTCACGTAAAAGCCCTTCGCCGTTGCAGCGGGTGAAAGAGCGAGCACAAGAGCGAGCGCGACAAGTCCTAGAAAGTTCTTCATGAGTGAATCTCCGATTGAGTTAACTTTGATGCAGTGCGAATTTAGGTTGCGAGCGCTGACAGGTCAACCAGTGGCTTTTCTGTAACGCTCGCTGACTATTTTTGGAACTGCGTGAACCCACGACACAGAATGATGCAACCGAGCGTGGTTGCTATTCATGAGTCTAACCTTGACGCACGACGGCGCGAACATGACCGAATAAAAGCTCTTAACGTAGGTTCCGCTCGCGATGTAAATGTCCGTCAAGCCGCCAGCGTTTGACTGCGTTTGCTTTTGCTGCAACGCAACGTCTTTGATAGTCAAAAACAAATCGCCGCGAGACTGCGCCACGACCGATGTTGTCAAGTCCTCGTTAATCTTTCCGACGAACCTGAACGGGCGATCTGTCGAGCAAAAGAAACTATTCATGACCTTCCGCGACGTACTCGCCTTCGTTGCATTGCCTCCGACGCCTCCGAGGAAGTCGCCACTCTGAGCCATGGCAACGCTGCGAAAGTTGCCAGCCTGAAAGAACGCGAGGAACGACGCGAACATGCGGTCTAGGTTTTTGATCTTCTTTACATTGACTTGTTGAATTTTCCGCTCGCCGTCCACGGTGTATGAAAAGCAAGAGTAGTCGTCGTCAAGCTGAATGAAAAATTTACAACCGACCTTTTCGGCTAACTTCCAGCAAGCGTTGCGCGCGTAAACAACTGCACGCCTTTCCGCAAAATTGTCTGCCTCGTCGAAGGCCGCGGCCGCTTCTTTTTTCGAGAATGTTAAAACCTGTTCGCCGTACTTCTTAACGTACTCAGACGCCTGATTGTCGTCGTCCGAAATTACAATGTATATTTTCCCGGTGTAGCCTTGCGCGCGTAGCGTGTTGAAAGTGTAAACGCGATCCGCGCGGCCATAGCTCAAAATGAACGCGCAAAAATCATTCCCCATTGGATTCGTCGATATACTGCGCCGCGATTTCGGCTGTGAGCTTGACAAAGCCGAGTTCGATTGCACGCTTGAAGTCTATGATTACAAGAGCTTGATTTTCCATGAGGTGTTGAACCTTCGCGTCGGCGTGCGCGTAAAACTCCGCAGACTTTGCAAAGTCTACAACCGTGTGTCGTTGCGCTGCGGCTTTCAGATAAGCGGCAAGATCGATCGGCAGTTTGGCCGCGTCGATCTCTGCAACAAGCTCGGCCGTTTTTGACGTGTCATAAAGGTCTGACACTTTCGGCCTGTTGCCCTTCACTTCGTAAACTGGCGAGGTTATTTTTCGAGTGTAAACCTGATCTTGTTCTTCGGCTGTCTGGTCGTTGAGCGCAGCAATCGAAAGGTCGTCGAATCCTATGACCGCCACGTCAAAGTCGAGGGCTTGAATCTCGCCTAGTTCGACCGAGAGTAATTTTGTATCCCACCCAGAGTTTTGCGCGATCTTGTTATCGGCGAGGCGCAACGCTTTGACCTGCACCTCGGTTAGGCCATTGAGCACGATAGCTGGAGCCTCGGACATACCGAGCGCCTTTGCGGCTTCGAGCCTGCCGTGACCGGCGATCACGCCGTAACCCGTGTCGACTAGGATTGGGTTGACGAATCCGAACTCTGAGATGCTTGCCGCGATCTGCTTGATCTGTGTGTCGCTGTGCGTTCGAGCGTTGCGTTCGTATGGTTTAAACGCGGCGATTGGAATCTGTTTTATTTGCAGCACGGTCGCGCTTCCTGTTTGTCGGCGCGGAACGTATCGCGGCGCTGCTGGTTTGGCAACGCCGCGAGATTTTTACAGGCTCAAAAGAACGACACCGGCTTGGTACGCAAACGCGCCAAATATTGCCACACCGCAGAGGAACGCAGCACCCGCCGCCGACTCAAGATTGCGCTCGAAGCGTGTGCGCGCCCATCCGCTTTCCGGCCGTTTGAGTGCCCTCCCGCCGCGACTCATACTGTGAACCATAGCGCGTAGAGGTAAAGGCCGAGCGCCGCCGTGAGCGAGTTGAAAGCCCAGGATAGGGCAATGCATAGAATTCGCATAAAAAAGCCTCCCGTTTGTGAGTGTCGGGAGGCTACCAGTGAGAAGTTAAGATGCGGTTAAGTCGACGATCAGCGCGAATATTTTCTTCTGCCGCACTGACAACAACGCGCGAAGCTCGGCTTTGATCCCGTTGGGGATTGCGCTTTCTCCAGAGTACCAGCGCCGAACCGTGCGGTCGTTAACGTTTAGGTCTCGTGCCAGCGCGCGCTGCCACTGATCGCCGTAAAGCGCCTCGCCGGTCCCGATTAGCATGAGTGATAGAGGTTTCATTGATCCTTCACCTTTTTGACGATGAATTCAATTTCAACGGTCGCGCCGTTTTTGTTGTGCCAGTCGCGCGTCGCTGCCTCATGAGCTATAGACTCACAATGGTCGACGAAGTCGCTCCAAGGCAGACCCTCGGTTGATCTGAATTCGCTTTGCGCCAGACGCCAATCGGCTTGATGGTATTCCGCGTTGAATTTGAAATCATTGGAAAGCGTTTGCGCGTATGCGTCAAGCGCTTCTTCGGCTCGACGCGCGTCGTCCTCGTATGAAAGACTCTTACTTGTTACTTTGACGCTGAAATGAATGCTGTTTGTCATGTTCTTAAATCCCGTTTTGGTTGCTGAAATAAATAGTCACGCTGCCGTCGAGGTTTGGCTCGGAAGAATCGTAAGCCTGCCTGCCCCTTTGACCTAACGCGCCGCCGCAAACGCAGCCCTTGTGACCGCAGAGCGCCGACCAAGATCGTTTAGCCTGTCGCGGCGAAATGAGAAACGCCGCGTCGCCGTGCTCGTTGGTGAACGTTGCGCGCTTCGCCTTTAACACTCGCTGCGTTTTGTGAAAGTCGTTTGTGATTACGATGTCCATTTTGAAGCCCTTTTGACTTTCGCGTGGGACCATTCCCGCCGCGTCTGTGCCTAGTATGTAGGGCAGCGCTCTGGCGCGGTCAAGCCCCTGTTCGCCTTTTCTTTCTGACAAAACAAAAAAGGCCGCGAGCCTGCAGGATTGCCGCGTATTTGTGCGACTTTAGGAATTCGTTAACACTTAGATCGGCCTTGAATTTGTTGCATGCGCGACAAGCTGCGACAATGTTTGATCGGCGGTAAAACTTGCCGCCCCGACTCAACGCAACGACGTGATCGGTTGTGGCGTCGCCTGGAGGCATGATCCAATTGCAGTAGTAGCAGCGCCCGCCTTGAGCCTCGACCGCCTTGGTGCGTTGCGGCTTTAGGTTAGACACGTCGCGCGCTCAAATCTAAACCTCCTAAGCCGCTATTGCTGCGGCGATTCCCCACTGCTCAGCCATTGCTGCGGCAATACCTTCCAGGGTTCGACTTCTCTCTTTCCAACGGTTAGGGCTAGGGGTCATTTTGTGAACCCGCGCCTCACGCCCGCCAACGATATTTGTGGGCATCAGTTTTGGAAGATTCTTAAGCCAGAGGCATGTGGCCTTAGTTTCCCCGTGGCCAAACATCCAAGGTTGAACAATCTGGTTTGGCTTTCTGATTTTAGAACTGATTACGCTAATGGGGTTTTCCAAGGCAATGCGATAGATGGGGGCGTCTAACAGCGCCTTTACAAACTTAAGAGCGTCTGATTGCTCCTGTGTCTTGTCTTTGAACCACCGCGCACCGGACACCGCCAGATGCGTGCACGGTGGGTGGGCGATCATCAAGTCCCACCCGTCACCAAGATGCATCGTCACATCATCCATAATGTGAAAATTGCTCTCATCTTCTGACGGCAGCAAATCGCAAGACCAAGCGTCTTGCCCCCTATCGCGGAAGGCTCGACGGACCACGCCTGAAAACTCGCAAGCAATAAGCACCCTCACCTACACCTCCCAAGCCGCTATTGCTGCGGTTATTACCGCAACGAAATCCGTGTCGCAGATGTTCACGGGGCAGGATCGTTTCATCGCCTCCGTAAATCGCGCTTCGATAAAATCCAGTATTGCCAACGTCTCCGCGCCCTTTGTTGTGTTTGGGTATGATTTGTCGACGTGCGCTCGATACTCAGCAACCGTCATAAATCGGCAGCCAGCTTTAACGTAGTCGCCTCTGTCGGTTCGCCAGCCAAAAAACTCGTAACTATCCTCAATGCGTGTCGCGCGGGCGATTAGCCCTACTGCTTTCTTACCGCCTCCGAGGTTCGCGCCTCCGAGGTATGCGCCTCCGAGGTATGCGCCTTCGAGGTTTGCGCCTTCGAGGTTTGCGCCTCCGAGGTTTGCGCCTTCGAGGTATGCGCCTCCGAGGTATGCGCCTTCGAGGTTTGCGCCTCCGAGGTTTGCGCCTCCGAGGCTTGCGCGAGCACCGCCCTTTTCACCACGCGCCCATTTCTCGTGCGCGGCTAAAACGACTTTGATTTCGTCTGGTGTCATGGATTCTCTCCTATTGCTTTGAGGGCATTTCGAGCAATCAATCTTAGGGTGTCACAGTTTGGCATAAACCGAGCCTCGTCCGACACATAAGTATTGATAAATAGCGCCTCTCTCGCCACATCAAGCTTGGCGCGGAGTGATGTGATTTCGGCCGCCGCGTGTCTCATTTTTATAGCCGCAGCGCTGAAAGCGTCCTCACCACTGGCTCGTGTGAGAAGCCTCTCCACTATGTCACTCATTTTGCCTCCAGGGCCTTGCGTGCGATGACACGTAGGAACGTGTGATGCCTGATCACCCAATCTTCGCCTGTCCCACCAAAGGCAGCGGCGTGAAGGGCGGCGATGTAACGATCTGCGTAGTTAAGCGCCATGCTCCAACCATCATCCCATGCTCCGGTACTTATGACTTCATCCATAATGACCTTCGCAATAATCTCCCTAGCGGTGGTCATGGTGTCACCTCAGGCTTCGGAATGAGCTTGGCGTCGAATAGCCGCACAAACTCGTCGACACGTGCGCGCAAGAGTGGCGGAGCGTCCTCAGTGGATTTAATCCCAAACGCAAACGCCATTGGACAGTTTGTCCAAGAGTGGCAATCCCACGCGCCACTATCGACAACATCTTTGAGTGTCTTTCCTCCGGCTGTAAGCAACGCCGGGACAACATCGCTCAAGTATTGGCTAAATTTGAGACCATCCGTCATCGTAAAGTCGCCAATATTCTTGGCGTTACGCAAGTCGGCGTAACTCAAGTTGGCGTTACGCAAGTCGGCCTTAGCCCTGACTGCAATTTCAACCGCCGCCTTGATGTGCAGCATCTCATCAATTGAGGCATCGACTTGAGCCGTGAACAGCACCTTGCCGTCACGCCATGACTTGATTTCAACTGGTATGGTGGTCATGTTTGAATCTCCGGGGTTTGATTCTTAAATAAAATGGGCTTGCCGCACTTTGGGCAAAAGTTTTTGCTGCGAGGCAAAACAATCCGTGCGCGGGTCATGTGCCCAAACCCACAAGCAGTTGCATAAATCCCCCGCGCATCCTCGCTCCATTCACACACATCAGGAGTTGATGCGAGACGACTTGATCGTGGATCCTCACCCGCCGCCGCCTCAGCATCGCTGCCAAGGATTTCGTTGATAAAATACTGAGCCGTACGCTTGGTGTAATCTGTCTTGCGTGGCGTCTCCCAGTTTATAGCCCGATCAATCACTGGGGCCATAGCGCGCACGACTGCGGCAATTCCCGCGCGCAGTTTTGCTGTGTCTGTAAGCGTGATACCATTATGAGTAAGTACCGCTTTCCGCAAAGCGTCGCCGTACGCCACTATCAAATCATCAAGCGTCATAGCCAGCCCATCCCGCGCAAGCCCATGTCGACGACGTACTCAGCGAAGCAGTACGTCAAGATGAAAAGTGCAAATCCTGCCAGCGGCGACAGTGGCGGGTTGGTCTTGTCTTGGTATTTCCAAATGGACCCGAGCGTTAAAACAATCGCGAGCGCGATCAGTGCGTGAACTAACATTTCAAAATCTCCCGTTTGAATTCCTTACTCGGCGACAACACCCAATTCGGTTTCTAGCTTTTTCAGCCGCATCGAGAGCGTCGCAACGCGTTCGGATAGTTGAGCGACGCGTTGCGCTAGCGGTTCGACTGCGTCGCGCTTCGCTGCCTCGACTGCCGCGAGAAGTTCGCCTTGTGTCGCGCGCTTTTGTTGCGCGGGTGGCGCTGGCAACATGAGGCGACCAAACATTTCGATGCGGATATTTTTCGCCATACTGCCGTTGATGCCAGGGCTTACACACGCCGCAACACGCGCGTCCGTCCAGCCTTCATCGTAGTGATAAATATCACCCTTCATTCGACCGTGTTGCTTCAGCAAATCGACCATTGCAACACGCTCTTTCAGCGTCGCTTTTTTGTACGTGATCGTTGTCATTTCATCTCCCGTTTGTTGATTTGAGTCGCCTCAAGTTTAACCCGGCTCGAAAACAAAGTTAACTCGCGCGCGCGTTTTTTCCTCAGCCCTTAAGGCAAAGATTGCACAGATTTCGCCTCGTTAATTTGCACCGGTCTTGGGCTTGAGACGCTCACTGAAACCTCTAAAGGCTCGTCGGCTAGGAAGCTGCGCTGAAGCTCCAGCAGCGCGAGAAGTCTTTTCAACTCGCGCAGGGTCCAGCCTTTGCTGTCGCGCGTTCGTATTGAAACGCTTGCGCTTGTGTTCGGCGACAGCGCGAATTCGATTGTGTCGTCGTCAAAGCGCGCCTCTTCGTTTAGTGGCGGCGCGACCTTGTCAGTTTGTGGCGGTGTTAAATCCGCTTGCGCTTGCGTTAATTGCAAAGCCTCGTCTTTGTTCATTTTCTCTTTCCTCTTGTTTCCTAATTGCTTCTAAGTGGGCCTTCATTTCCGCGTGAACTTGTTCAGCCAAGAATCGCTTCACCGGCGACGCAAGGTTAACTCCAGTTATGAATCCGACGCAACCGCACGTCAGCGTGAAAACGAATATATATGTGTAAAGCTCGATTGTCATTGCATCGCCTCATAAGGTGAAATCTTGAACCGTTTGTAATTTGTGTCAATAGACCGACCGATTGCGACAGCCAGTTCTCTTGCTTGCTCATCGTCAAACCCGTTGCCGTCATTTTTGACGCCGAGAACACTTATCCTTGCGAACAGCGCGGCAGACAAAATCACGAAAGCGCGCAACATTTGAAAGTCCGTAAACTCGTTTAGGTCGTTCATCTCCGAGTAAGCCTTGAAAACATGTTGCACGCAAATCTCGCTTGGATGATCTTGATCGTTCGCAGTCGTCAGAAGCGTGTAAAGCGCTTCGCCAATGTTTATTTGCGTCACTTGTCTCTCCTCTCTGTGTGTCGTTTGACGTGTTGCAGCAAGTGGGCTTGTGTTCTCATCACAACCGCGTCGAGTGCGTCGTCGTAGTCGATTTTCAGGTCGCGCTGTAGGGCCACGGTCGCCGCGGCCAGGATTGAACCAGCGAGCCAAGCGCAGGCTTCGGCCTTCTGGCGTAGGGTAGCGCCCTGCGGAGCGTTCACTGCCGCCAACAGGGCGTCCACGGTGGCTGGCGCGCGCTCTATCGTGTACGGGTCAATCTGCTTTGCCGCGATCCACTCGGAAAGCGTCTCAACACGTGTGCGATAATCGTTTTGCTTTGTCATGTCGTCACCTTGTTCGCGGCGTTAAGATGATTCTACGCCCGAAGTGTTTTTGCATTGAGTCGCCCCACCTTGCGTTAATTTGCTCGACCGCGAAAGAGGATAAATTTGTAACGGTGTGCTCGTAACCGCCGAAAGCGCAGTCAACAAAAAAGCTGTGTTCGTGCATCGGGTGGATTGTATCGAGCCATTCCGTCCAACGCTCGTTTTTGCGTAATGGCGAAATCTTGAGTCGAAACCCGGCGTATGCGGGGTCTGGCGCTACCCTGTCAGGATGTAAGTTTGTCTTGGCGCCTGAGTCTGCAATATCTGCGTGGGCGATACGTCTTGTAATCGTGGCAATGTGCGCAACCTTGGGCCAGTATGTTTTTGTCTGCACCCATTCTGTTATTGCCGCCTCTGTCGCGCGTGCTGGAAGTGCGTGCAGCGTTTCGAGCCACTCGCCTGCAAGCGTTGTAGACATGTTAGCGCCGTCTGAAGACGGTCCAAACACCGCAGTCAGTCGCAACAACGCTTTTGCGATAACTTGTGCGTCTGTCGGCCGTGTAAACTTCTCAACCGTTATTAATTGTTGCGTTGCCGTCTGCGATGTCACGGAGCCAATCGAGTCCGTCGTCGTGTTTTCGTGCTCGCTCATAGTCCTTTGCTTTCCCGTTTAAGATTGTTTGCACGTACCCGGCAGGGTTAGCCGCCTGATTCTGTTCAGCCTTCGAGAGCGCGCTTAGGATCGCTTCGTCGGAGTGTTCTTTTCGCCATTTGCCGATCACGCCCCTGGCGTCGCTTTCGTCGGTCCCGGTGCTGGTCAGGTAGGCGACCGCATTGGTCCAAATTTGAATCGAAAAATCGAAAAAATTTGAATCGCCGGTACGGCCGCCCAGGGGGCGTTTTTGTGATTCTTTCTTACTTTCTTTCTTATCTTGTGATTGTGGTTGTGATTGTGTGGTGTTTTGCATGTCGTTTGCTAGGCTGTTTGCTAGACCATTTGCATGTGCAATTGCATGTGCAATTGCATGTCTCGTTTTTAGCCCTTTTTTTCCCACTTCTCTGCGGGTTTTTGACAGGTAGCGAGAGCGCTTCAACTCTTCGTCGGCTCTTTTATGTCGATAAAAGTCGCCTGATTTTTCGAAAAAACGCTCTAAAATATACTCCACGGCGGCCTGTTCTTCTGGTGCAATTGCACTGCAAACTCGTAGCAATTGCCAGAGGTCTGTCGGGAGGGGATTTTCGCTCATATAATAGTGGTCTAAGAGACGCCTGTACGCGCAGTCCTGGAGCCAAGAAAGGTGACGCGTGTCGTTCGCATAGTCGGCGGGGTACCACGCGAACCAAGGTCGTATTGTCATGGGTTAATTTAGTCCCTTCTTACTAAGGAAAAACCGGGGTCTGTGACGTGTAAGACCGCCGCTTTAGGTGTTGCAACACCCGCCCCGGCTCAGTGACAATAACCAACTAAAGGTTAATTACAAGCCTACAATCGGCCACCGTTTTCCTGCCACTGGGCAAAAGACACGCGCACAAGATCGACAAGCGGCGCGAAGTCTGCGCGGCTTTTGACGGTTACGTTGCGCCAATCGTGACGCGATTGCAGGAAATACGCGAAAGTGACAGCGTCATAAATGTCAGAAAACGGTTGCGAGACGAACACGCCAAGCTCTATTGACGCGACGAAATAACCTCCAGCAAGCGGCTTGGCTTCACGTGTTGACGCGTTGACGCTGAATCCAGCAGCGCGATGAACGACACAAAGACCGCCGAAACAGTCCGTCGCGTCGACCCATTCGAAGCCGACAGGGGTGTTAAGCTTGACTTGGAATAGTAATTTCTCGGGCATCGAAGAGACTTTTTGCTTGTAAGATTGCCTTGGCATAGTCCCAACCGGCGATCGCGTCGGCTTGGTTATCGTCCAGCGGCTTCAAACCGAGTTGCCGACAACGAGCGATCACAACCGCCTTTGGGTCCTTTGGCCGCCCATTACCTATAAAGTGCTTTCGGATCGTTTGCGAGGTCTCGACGTAGAATTTCGCGCCAGCTTCGAGCGCTGCCAGTTCCGCGACAGCCGTAAAGCCCATCAGAGCCTGCGCTAGGTCGGGATGTTTCGCGGCCGCGCCTGCGTGAGCAAATACGGTCAAAGGCCGCTCGACGATAACGTGGGTCAAGCTCTCGCGCTGTATTGTGGCCCGAATGAACCCGGCCAACTTGACGTAGGATTGACCGACGCCGCGGCGCGTCCAGCCTGGAAGATCAAGCGTGCCGAACACTGGCTTGTTTGCGTCGAGCCTATCGCAATGCGCCCACCCGACGTGCGTTGACGTGTCGAGGCTCAACACGCGAATCATTTGACCAGCGTCACGGTGTAATTGCTCGCAGCCTCTTCAAACTTGCGCGAGGCTTTGCGGCCGGCGCGCCTTAGTTTCGATTGGTAGTGAAGAGCCTGAGCAAGCCGACAGCCTGCAATTTGTGAGCCGACAGGCATTTTCTCGAAGCGCGTGTAGAGCAACTTCGACTCGCGCTGGTTGTTAACGGCTCGCAAAACGATCATTCGAGCGCGGCAGCGCCGAGCGGTGTATCCGCGAAATCGCCAAGACTTGCCCGTATCAGGTCAAGGTGTTCGCGCTCCGCCAATTCCATATTGCTCTCTCGCTCTTCAAGTTTGCGTTTAGCGCGGAGCGTTGTGTAAGCGTGCCTGACGACCTTTCGCGGCGCCTTAAGAACGTCGCCAGCCTCGTTGTATAGCGCTTTGACGTCGGCGCGAAACTCGGCGGACTTCTGCTCGAAGTCCTCGTGCAGGTTGTCTAGCCGTTGGAAAAACTCAATCAACTTAGATTTGTCGACGTGAAAATTCGAGCCTTCGACGTGCTCGCTTAGCGTTTCGGCCATGATTATTTGTCCCGTTTGCGGCGTGGGTTGATCTGGTCGTGCGTTAATCCGGTCTTTTCTGCGACATGTTGCAAGTGTTTATTGGGTATGTCGTCCCACTTGCTGACGGCTGGAGGCGATATTCCTAGACTGATTGCGAGCGCTTTGACGCCGCCGCACAATTCAATCGCATTTTTGCACTCAGGGTTGCGAACTTTCATTCCGTTAACTCCGTGACTGTGCCAACAATGTAACGCTTGGTTAACTTTGTCGAGCCGTGGAGCGTTGACAAGTTGAGGAAAACTTTTAAGGTTAATTCGTTATGACACGAAACGGGAGTTTACACGATGCGAAAGAACGATCTCATTATATTCTGTCTCGCGCTGGCGTTCGGATTATGCACTTACACGCTCGGCGTCTTAACAACTTCGCAAGGTCGCACAGTTAAGATACGCGGCAACTGCGACGCGACCGAGGTTAATCACCTCAAGCCTGGATATTACACGGAGATAAGAAATTGACAGATTACATTAACGGTATCCCCAAAGAGTGCAGGCCGCAGAACTACACGGCGATTTTACGCGGCGACAAAGCCGCACTAGTGAAGGCCGCCGCAAGCACTCTTGAAAGTTGCGGCTGGCATTTTACGATTGTGCACGTCATGAAGGTGCGCGTTTCGATTGCTAAAGACTGGAAAGAGGCGCTCGACAGCGTGTCGGATTACGTGACTATGAAGAACGTGCTTGACTGACAAATAAACGTGATTACAAGTTGACGAGCCAGAAAACGGGAGAAGCTAAAATGGCAAGCGTGACGATTAAGTTTACAAAGGCTGAAGCCGCAATCGCGGTCCAGCGCTACCTTGACGACACGAACACAAACGGCGCGCTTCGGCTCGTCGTCGAGGAAGTGTCGTCGTCATACGGCTTCGAGTTTGAGGTTAAATGCAAGCTCGTCGCATTCTTAAGCCTCGAAACAAAGGAAACAGAATGAACATCACACTAGACAAAAACGTGGCTTTGCCGTCCAGCAGAGTTGACGTGAAAAGCAAGCTGCCACTCGACGACATGGAGGTCGGCCATTCGTTTTTCTTCGCGGCCGACAAGAAGGTCGCTTCGAAAGCCGCAAGCACTGCACGAGGCTATGCACGCGAAAACAACAAGAAGTTTGCGACAAAACTTCTCGCTGCTGGCGATCTGTACGGCGACAAGCCTGTTGACGCTGACGGCGTCGCGATCTGGCGCGTTGAATAATGCGAAAGCCGACGCCTGAATCTGAGGCGTTGAAATGGTGGCGGCAAGCGCTAGAAGGCGTTTCGCCGCCACCTATTAACGAGCAACCCGAGTGCGGGTTTTACGAGCGAAGGCTCGTCAAGGGCGGCCCGCTCGTTCCCGTCGCGATCTGGCTCGAACAACCGGTCGGCGAGGACGGACTGCTAGAAGGCCCGGAAATAATACGCTGCGTCGTCAACGGGAAAATCGACGACGCTGTGAACCAGTGGGGCTATTGCTGCGCCTCCCCAATCACAAAAGCGCGGTATCACGAGATGCGCCGCAAGATCGAATTCGAGCGAGACAACCCAGACAGTCACTTGATTAACCCTCGGCAGCGCATAGACTTGCTGACGGTGCAACCACCAACTTTCAAAAATGGGAAACAAAGAACATGAGTTTACAAGATAACGTCGCAGGCATTGGTCACAATTCGTCAATCAAAGACAGGCTTTCGAGCCTGTGGGCCGGACTGATCACGCGTTGCAATCAATTGGTCGCCGCCGCGCAAACAGTCCCTGACAGAATCGAAGACGAAGAAACAGCCACCAAGGCCGCCGATCTGATTAAGCTGATGAAGGCCGCCGCGAAAGAAGCTGACAGCACGCGCAAGTCTGAAAACGAGCCGTATGCCGCCGCGAAGCAACAAGTTGACGCGTTCTTTAACATCCCCAAAGAGTCGTTGCAGTCGAGCGCGCAAGAGGTCGAGCGTCGACTTAGCTTGTGGCTCCAACGCAAGGCCGCGCGCGAGGAAGAGCAACGCCGCGAACGTGCCGACGCTGAACGTCGCGCCAGCGAAGAACGATTCGCGCAAGCCGTCGAAGCCGAGTCGAACGCAAAGGCGGCGCAACAATCAGCAGCGCTTGCCGCCTTGGCTCAACAAGCGGCTCGCGCGGATAAGGAACAATGCACGACTGCGGCGCGCAATGCCCGCCTGCGCGGCCAGGAAGCCAGCAACCGCGCTCGGGTAGCCAAGGCCAACGCCGATGCAGTCGCCTATCAGGCGGCGCTGAATGAGGCCGCTCTATGCGATGCCGAAGCAAAGGAGATGGACGCCCGCGCCGGTCAACTTCGCCAACTCGAAAAGGAAGCTGACGCCAAGCGCAAATCAGACGAGGCCGCCGCAAAGGAGGCAAACAAAGAAGTTAAGCAGGCAATCGGCGACGTGCAACGCAGCGACGCAATGGTGGCGAAGCTCGACAAGCGCGCCGACGCCAGCGCCGCCGAACTGAGTCGAAGCCGTGGCGAACTGGGCTCGGTTTCAAGCCTCAGAACTGACTGGGTATTTGACAGTTTGGACCGCTCCCGACTTGACCTTGAAACGCTTCGCGCGCACCTTCCTGTCGACGCCCTGGAGCAGGCCGTTCGCTCGTTTATCCGGGCAGGCGGTCGCGAGTTGCGAGGCGTTAAAATATTCGAATCGACAACAGCCGTCGTTCGCTAACCAAACACAAAACGGGAAACACTGACATGGAAATAGACACAGGCGAGCGCCTGAATAACCTCGCGACGCTTTCAAAGGCTATCGACGTTCACGCTCAAAACCAACAACTGACACCGCTCGGTCGTCCTACAACGACTTTGGAAATGGTCACGGCTCAACGCGTCGTCGTGCCTCGCAACATGCCGGACATAATGGGTCGCGTTAAGACGCTCTCAGAAATGGCTGGCCAGGAATACTATTATAGCTTTCCGGTTAAGAGCAAAAACAAGGTCACAGGCGAGTGGGAAACGAGCGCCATCGAAGGCCCGACAATCAAACTCGCGAACGATCTGGCGCGCGAATATGGCAACTGCGGAGTCGAGACAATGGTCGTCGACGTTGGTGATTCGTGGGTGATATATGCGCGCTTTGTCGACCTTGAGCGCGGCTTCACAATGGTGCGTCCGTTCCAGCAACGCAAAAGCCAGAAGTCGTTGAAAGGCGACGAGGCCCGCGCGCTCGACATTGCGTTGCAAATCGGGGTCTCAAAGGCGATCCGAAATGTTATCGTCAACAGTCTTGAGACTTTTGCGGACTACATGTTTGAGACCGCCAAAGAAGGTCTCACTAAAAAGATCAGCACCGACCCGCAGAAATGGCGCGACCACCTTCTCGGCGCGCTGTCGAAAATCAAGGTCGAGCCGAAGCGCGTCGAGCGCCAGATCGGTCGAAGCGTTAGCGCATGGACAGTCAAAGACATTGCGCGCGTGGTCAGCGAGCTAAAAGCGGTTCACGAAGGCATGACAAGCTCGGGTGAGATATGGCCCGATCAAGACTTTGCAGGACCAGTCGACGACCCTGATCCTGTTGCTGATGAATCTAATCAAGAAAAGGTTGCAACTGAGCCAAAACAAAAAATGGTCGAGGCAAAAAAGGTTGAAAAAGCATCCGATCCGAAGCCTGACGAATCAGAGCCTGAAAATGCAATCAGCGAATCGCTCGCGACATGTTTCAGCGAGTTAACAAAGATGTTCACGGTCGACGCAATTAACGTTTTGCTCGACGTGACTGCGGAAAAACTGACGAGCGACGAGCACGCAGCATTGACCGAAGCTGCAATCGAACGCAAAAAGACCCTGCAGAAGAAACCCCCTCGGGGTTAGTGCGGCGTTTACTCCCGTTTTCGCCAAACGAAAGGCCGGTGTCTGAAGCACCGGCCTTTTTACTTCTTACAACTCTTGAGAATCAGACAATCAAGGCTCTGGCTTTACGGTCCACGTGCGGTTCCAGTCTTGCAAATCTGTGAGTGTGCGAACCAAAAACTCGTCGCGCTCGCGCCTCATGTCGATAGCAACTGCAACGTCGCGGTCGCCTAGATCACGATCCGGGAGTGATTCGAGGGGCGTCGGGGTCAGCATTAGGTGTGACGGCGCGCTCGGGCAAATCGGGTCGACGATCACCGGCGTTGTTGAGCAACCTGACAACGTCCCGAGACAAACAAACGCGAGTGTTGGAGGGAAGCGCATTGTGAAGATTCTCCCTGCGTTGAGCGTTAGCCGCCGTCGTCGCGGCCTGGAATTCTGAGAATGCAACTTCAAAGCCTGTTCTGATCATTTCGACCTTTGCCTCGAAGTCGACCTTTGCAGCAGAGACGGCCCGCTCGCGCGCTAGGTCCGCCTCTAGCTGGTCGGCTTCGCGCGCGCGCTGTACGGTCGCTAGCAACCACCATGTTGCGCCGCCAACGACCACGGCGACCAAGCCGTATTTGATAACCGTGGTCCAGAGACTGAGAGAGCCAAGCATTTACTTAGGCTTCGTCGGAGTGACGTTTGTGGCGATGGTGTAGGGTTGCCAGAAGTGCACCGGTTGGTCGGCTTGCTTGCGACCTACGACCGAAACAATACTTCCGACAAGCGCCATGACGCCGGTCAAAATTGCACCGTAGTCTTTCGCAGCAACGCCGGTCGCGACCTGGGTGACGCCGTCAACGATTGTTGCCTGCACGTCTGGCGCGATGATGATGTTGAAGAACGACAAGACCGTTCCGAGAATGCCGACGATTGCGCCCCAAATGCCGATCGATTCGAACCAGGGCTTAGATTGAATTTCCATGCGGGTTAACTCCTATGTGGAGTTGTCAGACTATCGAAAGACCACGAAGCAAACAACCGACAGCGCAATGACGGAGCCGACGACGATGAACGGCATCGAATCCCAGTGCATTGGATTGCGATAGAAAATTCGTTCGCTGAACTTTTTATTTGCTCTGCGCTTTGTCATTTGCATCGATCTCCTGAATCGCGTGTTCAGCTTCAGCCCTTTGCCGTTGTGCGGTTCGGCTATTCGGACTGCGTTTCAACTCGTCGTTGGCTTCGTTGATCTTTGCCTGCCAGTAGTCACGCAGCAAGGCGTTTTGGTCCTTTTGCATTCTGCGTTGCGCGGCGTCGATCTGTTCTAGCCTTTGCAGAATGGCTTCGTCGCGGGTTAAGTTTTCATTTTTCAGCCGACTAATTTCGTCAGCAGACACCCACGGGATCAAATTTATTCCGAGAGCCGAAGCGCCGCCAAGGATTGACGTCACAGAAATTGCCGCCGCCGCGACGGTCGAAATGACGGGATTCTCTTTAACCGTTTGCGCTGTGATTCGCATTGACTGGCTCGACCTTCGTATATCGCCCAATGTAACTGACGACGCGGCCCGCCTCGTTTGTGATCGGTGTCGCGCTCGCATCGACGTTATATTTCAGGCCGCCTCGACTTGTCACGACATAAGAAAGCTCGAACGTTCGCGACTTCGCAATGGCGTCCTGCCACTCAACCCAAACGCGCTGACGGTCTGGCTTGTCAATTATGTTTTCCCAGCCCGCGCCTGTCATGTCCTCAAGGCTTCGATTGACCAGCTTCGAAAGCGCGCTGTTGATGCGTATGCATTGCCCGCGCTCGTCGCTCTCCCACATTGGCGTCGGCAACGTCTCTGCAAAAGTCCATTGCCACGCTTTGACCTTGCCTAGCGCCTCGCCGAGTTGAGACACCTTGACAGCGGTCGCGGCGGTCTGTGCCTGCGTTTGCTTGAGAATGTCAAAGATCGACGAGCCGCCGTTAGGCTTGAATTGCGTTTCGATGCGCTCGACAGCCTCGAATAAAGCCTCGACGCGCTTCTTTGAGGCTAACAGCATCCTAACAACTCCCGCGCCGCCTGCGGCGATAACTCCAATCAATGTGATTACGTCGGCGAATTTTCCCGCCTCTTCAAAAAGCCAAACCAGCATCGCAACTAGCCCTTAAGTGACCGAGCCGCCGCCTTGAACTTTCGATGGCATTGCAGGCCCGACCCATTCCGCCCTGATGGGCACTGCACTCGGCCAGTAATAACCCACGACACGACTTCGAGGGAAGGAGGATATGGAGACACTGTCCCCCTGGTTGCCGCCAAGAAGTGCAACGCGGTTCAAGTCGCGACCGATCAGGAATGCGACGTGACCAAGCCCGGGCTTTGGCGGAGACCTTTCCAGCACGCAAACGCAGCCTAGGACTGGACCTCCTAATTTGTGACCGCCTGCCCATGTCTCATAGGAGCGCGCGGCAGCGGATTTCGTTCCGACGTAACCTGCGTATGACAGCGCCGCGCCGACGAAGGCCGCGCACCAAGGCGTTTCGTCGTCGAGAAAGGGGGAGCCGAGAAGTCCGGCCGCGCGAAAGTATTGAATGACTTTTGGGTTATCTGCGTCGCCGGCAAACTCTGTGACACCGATCTGTTCACGTGCCCATTCAATCCAAATTGGTTCAGTCATTTTCGCAGCCTTCCATAGCCATAAAGTTCGATGTTTGTCGGCGGTAAGAACCCGCCCGCCGATACGCTGAATTGAATCGCGTTAATTTGCGCCTTAGCTGTGACCTGCCCACCGTAGTTGTGCAACTCCGCGAACCCGCCGCCTGAATGATACAAAAGGTCCGACATCATCGAGACCCCCATTGAATCGGTTAGATAGTTGTTGGTGAATTTGATGTTTGCCCAGATCATTTGAGCCGACGATGTGCCTCCGTTTCTGAGCGTTAACAAGGTCGTGTTTGCGGTCGCGTCGCTGTAACCGGTCGCGAGAAATGACGACCCACTATCTTGCGAGAATCTATATGTGACCTCGCCTGTTGTGGTTTGGTGAAACGTCGCGACGATTTCATAGAAGCGGAAGTCGTTAGGGTACAACCGGTCCAGCGTGATGTTTGCAGCTGAGCCTGCAAGCGTGACGCGCTGCAAGCGCACCTTGTCCGAGCCGCCGACAACTTCAAGTTCGATGCCGTCGCTCGAGACGATCACGCCTTCGCCGGGGGCGAGCGCGTAGTACGAATGTTGGTGAATGAATTGACCGCTCGCCGCAGTTAACTGAACGCGGCCAGAGCCGCAGTTGACATAAGCCGCGCCGAAGTTTGCGCCGAGCGTTGCTGCTGCCGCGAACGTAACCGAGAAGTCGCCAAAGCATTTGAACAACTTGCCCGCGTCGGTTGACGCGGTTGAGAATGCGACGTTGGTCGATGTTGTGACCCATGCCGCGCCTGCCGCAACAACGCCGTCGACGCCGTGCTTGTGGTCGCGAATGTTGTCTTCGATCTGCTGCGCCTGCGCGCCTGTGAAAATCTGCCCCGACGTGAATGACTGGTATGTGTACGCCATCGCCTAGAACCCCAGTTGATTGTAATTGAGACGACCAAGCGTCGGACTGTCGTTAGTAAACCAATTTTTGATAGGCGCGACCCGCAATTTCATCTGCAGCACATGCTCGGTCCCGGCATTGAACGTGATCGTATGTTCGACTTGCTCGATGATGAACGACGAGCCGACATTCGACAGGCTGTTGCTGATGAACACGCGGTCTAAAAGGTCGTGCGAGAATGAGCCAGGCCACTCGTTTTTGATTGCGAAGGCTAGCGAAGGTCGCGGCTTCGAGTTGTTGACCAGAATGAACTCGGCTAAATTTCGAACGCGATTGTCGGTGTATAGCAAGTCTCCCTGAACCGATCCGAAGCGCTCTTGATACAGCGCAACCGACTCCGGGTCTTGAAGCGTGCGAACAAGTTCAGGCCCGCGCGTGACCGGCTTGCCCATCAGTTGGCACACAACAATATAACCATTCGCGCCGCCAGCGTTCGTCACGCTGAAGGCCGCGCTCGTTGCGTTGAGAGAAACGACGACGTTGAATTGCGATGTGATGTTCGACCCCAAGCCTTCAGGGTCCGCAAAGCATTGAAAGTCGAGACCCTTCACTTGCGCCTCGACGCTGAACGCAGGGACGCCAGATTCGTTGGTTCGCGCGTCAACGTAGTCGAGCACGAACTGCTTCGACGCGCCGCCTGGAATGAACACAGCGTCGGTTAGCCATGCGACCGTTGACACGTCAGGAAAGATCGCGCGCGGGGTTGTTCTGACTTCGACCTTGTTCACGATTTCGTCGGTCGTGAGGGCGGTCGCCATTTGAAAGCCTGCCGCGTATGAGCCGACAACCGACGTCGAGCGCACATCGTAGTGTCGGCTTCGAATAATCAACTTGCCAGCGCCGTTGACGTAGTAAATTTCGGCTCCGTTTTGCTGTATCTGCGACAGAGCTTCGCCAGCGCTCATCTGGTCAACATAGGCATACGCCGCAAGGTCGTTGATCTGGTCGACCTGATACTGGTTCTCATTGATCCCGCTCGCGGAAAGCACGGCTTGAATGATCGTTGAGTGCGTTGGAGCAAGCATGAGCGAGGTCGAAATGATAGGCCGCAGCCGGTTTGCAACGTCGCTGCAACTGATCGCGATCTTGCGAAGGTCGACGAGTGCAGGGTTGAAAGCCCATTCGTCGAGATAGCCTGAAAAGATGTTGTAGACCGACGAGCCGTCGACCGCCTTGACTGCAAACACGTCGTTGATTGCCAGATTGGTATCGCGCGGGATCACAGCAAGGCTGTTCGTCGTCGGAACGTAGGTCGCTGGAATGGTGCCGGTGTTCATCACGAAGCCGCGCACGCCCATCCAGGCCGAGCCGGTCCCTGTGTAAGATGTCGTTCCTGCGCTGTTGATCTGGTAAACGCGAATTCCGCAAAGGGAAACGCCGCCCGTAATTGGCAAGCGACCGACGACCCAGCAGCGAACCCAGCCGTCGCCGATTGCCTGCATTGAAGCGCCGATAAACTCACCGCTGGAAACGAACGTCGTGTAACTGACCTGCATCGAGCGAAGAGAAAATCCCGCACCAAAAATAGACGACTCGAACCCGTCTTTAGATCGCAACTCGAAACGGTCTCGTGTGCCTGCGTAAAACTCACCGCAGACGACGTGAACTTGTCCAGAGTTGATCGACGCCATGTTCGGCGTTCTTAGTGAGTGCGTCCCGGTCGCTGAATCTTCGCTATAAGCAGCGGCGTCGATTGCTCCCGTTTTCCCAACGAGCACGTTCAAAGATGTAGCTCCGTTCTGGCTTAACCAAAACGTGCCGCTTGAAACGTTGTCAGAATAAACAACCAAGTTTTGCGCTGACTTCGTTCCGGTGTACTGCCCGCGCCCGTTGTCAATTTGCACCCGGCACTCGCCCGTCGAAAGCCTGTTGAACATGGTCCCGATTGCGCGCTGAATTTGAAGCTCGTCTATGTCCTCATTTGGCATAGGTCCGGCCTGCAACTCTTCCCAACGGAAGTTTCCAGCGATCTGATTCCATGAATACTTCGAGCCGATCTCGACCCAGTCGCCTGCGAGCCATCCGGCGCGAACATCATATCTGGGTTGCGGCATTCAATTGACCTCGTAAACGTCGAGGCGGAAATTGCGGCCAAACTTGCGCAAAGTCAAAACCCTCGTCGGTTCAGACTTTTCTATATAGCGGCATAAGGTAGTCGGTCCCACCGAATCTAACTTGCACGTAAAACGATGGGAGACCGGTTATCGCCGCCGCGCTCCCGCCGACGTTTGTGGCCGTCTGCACAATGTAACCCGATGAAAACGAAAGCGATTGCGTCAGGATAGCCGTGATTGAACCAGTGCCAGCCGCGAGCACTTCGCCGGCCGCCATCAGCAAATTTCCAGAACCGACGCCGCCGCCCCATGCCATGTTAAACCGTCCTCGCCCGTTGTCGTCCGACTGCGTTTGTGATCTTGCGAGCGAAAGAACCCTCGGTCAAGCCTGAGATAACAGACGTTTGCGGGATGAAAACTTGAACGTTCGTCACGCCGCCAGAGCCGCCGCCGCTGTCTGCAAGGCCTGCAAAACCACCTCGACCGCCGCGTGATTCGCCGCGCGAGCCGCCCGACAATGGGCTGACGCGAATATGTTCGGCCTTGTTCTTTTCACCTGCGACGAACAGGGTTGGCCGCGTGACCGTGATCTCGCCGCCTGTCTCGAAGCCTAGAAAGCCTGCCGCCGCCTCGAAGATCGCAATCGCCCAACGTTCGGCGGTGTCCCAAATCGCGAGCGCCCATTTCTCCGCGATTTCCCACGCTTGCATGATTCCCATCTCGGTCAAAAACGATGTGAACAGTCCCGAGAGGAATGTCCACGACTCAGAAAGGATGGTGCCGAACCCTGAGATCACGCCCTTGTCGCCGGTAAAGAGTTCGGTCAAGCCGCCGAGAAAGCCCTTGTCGCCTTGGCCGAAGATGCTTTCAAGGCCGCCGAGGAATTTGTCGAACACGCTCGACACGTCACCCGAGCCGCCGCCGAGAAGGTCCATCGCCGCCGCAGGTCCGTCTTTCTTTTTGCCGCCGCCGAGCAACGAGCCGACGATGCCCTTGCCTGCATCCTTCAGCGGGTTGAAAACATTCTCCTTAAATATGTCGGTCGCGAGCGTCTTGCCTATGCTGCGAAGTTGCTTCTCGAAGTCGTCGCCGCCTGAGATGGCCTGATCGAATATCCCGTCGAGCGCGGTCTCGAATGCGCCGACCGTGGCGTTCGTTTCCGCAAGCTTGATGTTTAGGCCGTCGATCACAGAGTTGTACTCGTCGACCTTCATGTTGCCGGTGCTGAAAAGTATGTTCAGGTGATCCAGATCGCTCGAATAGTTTTGCAGAGGCGTCCATGCCGCCTCGACGAGCGCACGCGATTCATCCCACAGGCTTTGCTGCAACGCCGCCAAACGTTCGTCGCTGTCGATCAAATCGTTGATTGCGTCTTGCTCGGCGCGCATTGCCTCTTTTGCCGCCTTCGCCGCGCCGGTAGTGTCAGCGCCGCCGCCGACCAGCTTGCTTAGATCAAACGCGGCTTCATTCTTTCTCGCCGAGAAGTCGAACGTCTGGCCGTGGTTCGAGTGCTTGCCTTTGCTGTTCTTTTGCTCGCTAGACAATTCAGGCGCCGGCGTGTCGACCTGTCCCGTCAATTTGAATTTGAGCATCTTGTAAGGCATAGAAT